GACAGAGATTTTTGCATAATGCAAAGTCTTTCTAGTTCCAATGTCACCAAAATCAAAGTTAGGTGTTGAGTATTGTGCATCAATATTAATATCAAGACCAGCATCTAAAAAGCCGTTTCCAGTATTGTGATTATATATGTAACCGCTTTGGTCGCCGTGATATACTTTTTCAATACCGTCTTTGTTAAATCCTGATGTAAGTCCCGGGGCTTGGATGCCCTGCGTCTGTGACCACTCGAAGCCTTTAGGTGTGAGTGTGCCGATAATCCCTTTAGAAACTTTTGAAGCCTCTCCATCAATCGTATAGAATAATCTATATTGCGACTTGCTTCGAAGGACTACGCTTGTAATTGTAAAAGTATTTACAGCCGATGCAATTTCTGAAATAACTGAGTGTATTTGTCGGCTTACTGAACCCAACTCAACGTCACCAATACGCGATGTACCAGCAACAGAACGGATACCATCTGGACTTAAGAATACTAAGTCACCACCAATCTCTTGAATGCTGTGTGCGCTGAGACAACCCACATTCTGTGTAATAGGTATAATAGCAATATTGTTACTGTCGTTAATGTTTATAAGCTTGTGTAAGCTGTTGCGACAGAAAATAATCAAGTCGCCTCGAAAGCTTTTAAGTCCGATTACTTGGTCAGCCAGTTTTATGTTACCAGCTCCAGCACCACTAAAGTTTTCAGGCTCAAAGTTATGACTATAATAAATAGTATCTTTAGCTGCATCAGCTCCAGCAACTACTAAGTGATGGTCATGTACTACACATATAGCAGGAGCGTGTGTACTAGTCACTGTAATTTCTTCTGCAAAGAAAGTCCTAGTATTTAAGCCTCCAGTACCTTCCATGTGGAAGTAAAAAGGTTTGTTTACTCCATCACAAATAATAATCTGACCGTAGTCAGTGTTGCCTTCATATATCGCAAAGCTTGATTGTAATTGACCTGTTCGAGCGTCTAAACCTCTTCCAGTAAATGTAGAATAGTTGTCGCCATTAGCATGAACCGAAGCCCTATTAATCTGCAACCAACTAGCTCCATCAACACTAAAGAAAATGCCATCGCCTGAACATACTATAAGGCCATCGGCATAGACTTGAATTCCTAAAATTTTATTGCCGCCATTTGGTCGTGTAGCTCCAAAGGCTGTATAGCCGTTTATACGGCGATAGCCGCCATCTGGGTCTACTTCAAAGTTTAAAAGCTTTGTAGCTAATCCGGGCTGGGCAAGCATCTCAAGCTGGTTGAGGTTAGTATTTAAACCTCCTTTGCATGAGACACCAAAAGGTTGGGAAGCTGCCATATTATACGAATCTCACTCGGTCATCTTGAATAATAGTAGGGGCGGATTCAATAAGGTTAGAACGCATACTGCGTAATCCTTTTTTGTAATCCTCCATTGCAAAGGCGGCTGCCTGTGGATTATCTTTAAACTGCCAGATGTAGTAGCGTGCTCTAGCTAAAAGAACTGAGCTATACATTTCTGGAAATACCAGAGTATCTGAATAAGCAGCTAACTTTGTGGGGAGTACCCACGCATAAAACCAAACCTTATACACTTTGTCTGGTATAGGGCTAAGTCCAAACTTACGGCTGTCAGGACTTCTGATAACGCTATTAGGAACACCAAACGCTTGGCTTCCTGCGTCATCTAAATTTTCTGAAACTCGTCTAAATGTTTTCCAAGTTTCGGTAGTCATAAAACTAAGATTGTTGCCAGTATAGGGGGCTGTTTCGCCGTTTACACCAACTGTAGTAATGTAAAAATTATCCCAATCAATAGAACCATAATCTGTAGTTATGTTATCGCTGGCAGGCTTTAGTTCATAGAAGCGTGTACCGGCTACTGTTTCAACATAAGTGTTCCCGTACATGGGGTCTACATCGCCGCTTTCAGCAGCAGACAAGAAAGGCCATTGAGGTTCTTCATTTATAATATCAAAGTAGGCTCGATTTAAAGAGTCCTTAACGTGCTGTTGAACTCCGATAGCTGTGGTAAAGTTGCCCGAAGTAAGCGTAACCTCATTCAGTTCTCGTAGAAGCTCGTTAGTTAAATCTAGGTAAGATGTGGACATGTTTATTTAGCCTTTAAATTTGTTAAAGATTGGGGGCCTTTTACAGCCCCCGCACTTATTAAGTATAGCTTATGCTAGGTTGTAGAATGCACCAACAAGAGCTTCAGGTCGCAAGACCTTAGCGCCATAGACGTGCAAGCCACGACAGATGTCACCAAAGCTATCTGGGTCACGGATGACCTCAGTGCTAGTGATAGTCTGTGCAGTACAACAAGCTGACATGTGACCAGCAAGAATCTTACCATCAGCATTGGTTGGAGCTGCAATGTTGTTGGACTTATACATGCTGAATCCACGAAGCTTACCAGAGCTTACTAGACCATTACGGATAGAACCCTGTCCACCGTTGTAGTCAACAGACAACAACTTAGAATCGGACTGAGATAGTTCTTCGTAGAAGCTAGGAGGAGCAACTACCCAACGACCTTCTTCTGGAACATTCTGGTCGTCAAGAAGACGAGCCATACGAGCCAAGATGTCGAGAGGGTCAGTGCCTGCGTGTTGCAGACCCAGCGCGTCAGTACCGGACAGGACGCCTGTGGCGGCTGTAGCAGTAGTGTCACCGCCTAACAGGTGGTCAGGAGAAGACGCAGTTACGCCAGCAAACATCGTAGCAATTACACCGGCATCAAAAGCATCACGCAAAGCGTAAGCGGCTGATGAAGCTGCAACTTCTTTGAAGTTTACGTGAGACATAGAAGTCTCAATGTCATCTACGATGAACTTAAAGGCGTTAGCAACATCAACAACAAGAGTTACGTCAGTATCGGTCAATGCAGTTGCAGTAACGTCAGCGCCACGCTCATACTGATAAACAGTAATGGTTGGTTCTTTGATTACGTTTACAGAATCGCCGAATGCAGAAATCTCACCTGCGTAGTCAGTGTTGGTAATTGCTTCAACAACCGAAGCTTTACGGAAGAAGTTAAGAACCTTCTTCGAGTAAATGGCAGGCATAAAGTTAGTGCTTGTGCCGAAGTTGCTGTTGGAACCTTCTTTAAAAAACTGGTCTGATTGGTTAAAAGCCATGATTAATTTCCTTCTTATTTAAGACAATAGTTATTAAGCTACTACCCTGCCTTCAATTATAGCTGCGTCAATATCTTTTTCATATTTATCGTACTCAACCATAGACAGTGCAGCAATTTCCCGTTGTGACCAGACCTTCGGCTCATTAGCATTTACGGTTTTTGTTTTAGTTGAAACCATATCTGCTGCCGAGGCGGTCGAGGTTTGTGACCGTCCTGAATTACCTGTAGAAGATTTTGAGCTTAATCCTGATTCCATTTTATAGAGGTCGATAGCTTTGACTGCAAGACTTACGTTATTTGGATTATTGTACACCCAGTCTTGAATTACATCTGGCTGTGCTTTGGCCCAACCGTGAAACTCATCACTTTGTCGAATTTCTGCAAAGTCGGGATGTGCGGATTGAAGCGTTTGTTCTGCTTCTTTACGCGCAATAGCGGCTTCACGTTCGTCTAGTGAGGGAGTTTGTGCCGGTGCTAGTTCCTCAGCTTGTGGTTCAACATACTCGTTCTGAGCTTCTACAGTTTCCTCGTGACGGACGGCCTGTTCAACATGCTGTGTCATTCGAGATTCTGCTTGAAGTTCTTGCTCTTTCTGCTTAAACTCACTAATCTTAGTATCGTAATGTTTCTTTAAGTCATCGTACCGCTTCTTATAATCTGTAGCGGATTCTTCTTCGGAAGGGGCCTTTCGGGTGGCCTTCTTTGCTTTCTTGTCATAGTAAACACCATCTGCACTTTCAAAAGGCTGGTCGTCATCTTGCTGCCAGTCTTTTCTCATGTTATACGGGTTTGCTACTTCTTCTTCTAATGTTTCGGTTACTTCAGTCATTTCACACTCCATTGGGGCTTGTCGTCTTTTCAAGGTAGCTACTCGGCTCGCGACTGCTGAATAGGGCTTGATACTACAAGGTGGCCTCTAGATATTAGTTATTAATAAGGGGCTGCGCTAACAGGTAGCCTTATCGTGGTCGTACACTTGGCATTTGATTAGAAGTAATCATCAAGCTATTGATTTCTTCGTCCTCTTTGCGTTCATCCATTGGAATATCATCTACCATTCCTCCGAATGCCTTTTTCATTAAACCGCCATCATAAGCACGTTCAGCATCGTCCATCATAGTTTGAAGCTTTTCGGTGCCAATCTGGTCAGTTGCTTTTCTGGTGAAAACAAATTCACCATCCGACAACCTTGCGGGTATCGAATCTGATGTGCCTGTTCCGGGGCCTTTGACGGCTCCTTCACCTGCAAATTCTCCAGCGATGTCCATGATTTTATCAAAGATGTCGCCTAGTTTCTCATCGCCTTCAATAGCGGTGAGTAAGTATTCTTGGTCTTCAGTTGAGAGGGCTTCTTCTATTACGTGTCCTGCATACTCGTCTTCCATCTCATCGTCTGGAAGTTGTGTAGCTTTAACTGCCGCCATTTCTTCAACTGGTATATTATCGTATGTATCTACGGGCTTGTCGGGGGCCATTAAGGAACCGCCCTCTGCAAAGGCTGCGATAGGAGCGTTGTTGCTTTGCTCAATAGGGTCTGGGCCTTCGAGGTTGCTAATGCTTGCTTCTACATCTTGACCTGCGGGTGCAATGGTGTCGCCTTTTGCTACGCCCATCATGTTTGCGATAGCTCCGCCTAGTCCGCCTTCTTTAATACCCTCGGCTACTTTCTTTAAAAGTCCTCCAAAGAATCGTCCTTCACGCCCTTCATCTTCTGCATCCATTTTTTGTAGAGCAGTAGAAATATCGTTACCGTCAAATGAGTTCTCCACCTGCTGCCAACGCTTAAGTATTGTTTCTTTATCTTCAGCAGTTTCAGCTTTGTCCATAGATTGTTCCATAGACTTATAAAGGCTTATGTATTTATCTGCGTCAGAGACTTCTCCACCTTCGTTCTTTTCCACGCGCTCTTCTGTACTTGCAAAGCTTGTA